GAACAAAAACTCGATCCTACTTTTATCGCATCGGTGTTCACTGGGGTTTTAGCTACGTTTGGGGTTCAGACAGCGAAGAAGTCTGGAGATGGAACAATGAAGATGCAGAATGGTGGCGCTGCTGGTGGTATTACCAAAGCAGATCTTGAGAAGTTGATTGCTGCAGCAGCACAGACTGCACCTGCACAAACTATTCGTATTGAGCAAGCACCTGTACAGATTACTACTGCACCTAAGAAAGACGGCGAACCTCCTGTAATGCCTACGGTATAAAACAATGATGCTACTTACTTTGTTTATTGTTGGTCATATGGAAATCGGCAACGGAGTGTGCCGAACAGAAATGATGATTCATGATGAACCAGTCGCTATGGAATATCCATGCGAATACTACTCTGAGTTGAAAGATTTAGATAAATCAATTAAGGGTATGTAAAACCATGAAATTTGGCAAAAAGACTGATGCTCCAGTAGTAGAAGCACCGACTCAAAAGAAATCCCCAGTCAAGAATATCGCTATCGGACTGGGTGTTGTCTTTGGTGTTGCTCATATTGGTATTTTGGGTCATTTGCTAAATTCAATTCGACCGCAGTATCCTGTCATTAACTTTCCTTCTGGCGATTACTCTTCTTATAAGGTAGAGGCAACTAGAGATGGATATAAAATCGAATACAAAGCAAACGATCCTAGAGTTCTAGAATCGGAAAGATCTCTTCTTGTTGATCAAAATAAGAGGGGACTTTTTGGTGGAGGAGATGTCAAGAGACGCGAGTTTCGTCGTGATGAATATACTATGGATGGATCTAGAAATATAGGAGGTGCCATCGATGGCGAGGGAAAGTCCCTTGCAAAAAGCGAAGAGTGTATCAGGGCGGACGCTGGAGCACGCTCACAAGGTGCGATGGCAGGAACCGCAATTAGTGCTGGTTTAATTGTCCCTGCGGTTTCAAGTATTCCTTATATTGGATGGTTAGCATCTGGTTGGGCATTACTTCTAGGTCAAAAAGTAGGATCCGATCTTGGATCTGAAATCGGTTCTTCATTTAATGACTGCTAATGAATTTTGAATTAAGTTTAGAGGACTATACAATCATCCTCAATGCCTTACATTACTATAAAAAAGTAGATAAGAAGGGGCACTTTCAGCAGTATGATTCTGATCGTATAGACGGTCTTAGAGACAAGTTAGCATATCAACTTATTCCATCTGAGGATAGTAATAGGGGAATATAGATAGTTACATATGCCTAATTGGAATGGTAAAATGAATCTATTATTGAAACCTCTTGAGGATGTAAATGATCCTGTTTGGTCTGTAATTATTCTTTTATGCTGTGGACTTATTTTTACGCTATATTGTGTCATATATATTCTACGCCTATCATTTAAGGAACTAAACGAAGATGTCCAAGAGTCCAAACAAGGGCAAGAAGGGGACTGCAAACAACAAGAAACAGAACCAGGGCAACGCAACAGCAAAGAAGGCTAAAAACGGAGGGAAGAAAAAGTAATGGGATTAATGACACCACCAAGCAGGAAGTCCTGCTATAATTTCCGAGTAGTGGAAATTAATAGAGTTGTAGATGGCGATACAATCGATGTCACTATTGATCTGGGTTTCGATCTTTATAAGAAAGAAAGGGTCAGAGTGGCAGGAGTCGATACACCAGAGAAACGAACTAAGGACGACGAAGAGAAGGCACTGGGATACGATGCCACCCACTGGCTTGAGGAGAAACTTGAAGGTGCTATCTCTGGCGACGATGATCTCATTATCCGCACTGAGCTTGTTGGCGGTATGGGCAAGTATGGGCGTCTTCTCGGGTGGCTCTACATCGGAGACGCAGAAGTCTCTCTCAACGAAGCCATGATTGAAGAGGGTTACGCCTGGGCATATGATGGCGGAACTAAGCAGAAAAACTTCGAAGAACTACGGGAGATCCGTAGAGCACACGGCACATTAGTGGAGTAATCCAATGCAAAAACTAGTAAACTTAATTGCACTTCTATCAGGACTTGTATCACTTGGAGTTGTTGGCGGAGGAGCATACCTCTTTATCAATAAAGATACATTGATTGAAAGTGCAAGAACCAAAGCAATCGAAGAAGTCACTAAGACTGTAACAGAAGCACTTCCTGGAATGGTTAGTGGTGCAATGCCAAAACTTCCTGGTGCTACTGGTGGTGTAGTTGATGCAAAACCTGCAATTCCTGGTTTATGAGAGTTTGGTGAGAGAATCTAATAACTGTTAAATAATTAAAATATTTGGTATTAGTATGGATCAATCGACCTATAAAAAGAGAGCAAAGAAAGAAGCAATAGAAACTTTTTTCTTATATGTGTTTTTTCATTCTATCTGGACTGGAATCTTTAAATTATTTGAAGACTGATGCCCGAAATTAAAGAAATCCAAATCAGGAATCTGGATATACCAGTAATTCCTGATTGGTTGATGCAATATCCGCAAGCAATACCTCCTACTATTCCAGTAACTCAAAATATTGGAACACCTATCGTTGATTTGCCTGGTTGCGTAGAATCTCATCCTGATTCTGGAAAAAGTAAAACTCTTGCTCAGGATGATTCTCAAGGTACTAAGACTTATTGTGATAGTACAGTTCCATCATTCAATCCTATAGATTATTCTCCAGAGGAGATGACGATCACAACAACGTCTCCTCCACCAAAAGTCGATCCTCCAGAAGCACCAGAACTGCCAAAGACACCAGAGATCCCTAAACCTCCTGTTTCTACAGCAAAGGTAGATTGTCCTACACCAGCACAGGAAGCAAAAGAACCTGTCGGAACATTCGTAGAGGGTTTCCGAAAGAAGGTTATTGAATACAGACTGATGGGCAACGAGTGTGTCCAGATAACAGAAGCAGTCCCACTACCTCAACAGATAGTAGCAGGACTGCCTAGTGGTGGACAAGTTGTTCAGGTTGGTGGCGTTGCTGTCATTGCAACTGCGTCGGCATTGCTAGCAAAACCGCTGGCAGACATCCTACTAAAGGTAGTCAAACCAACAATTAAGAAAGTGATGAAGAAGATCGCTACGATCAGGAAGAAACCTATTCCCGTTTTGTCGTCAGGGGAGCGCCGAGCAGAGCAGCGTCAGATGAACCACGCTGTTCGGGAGTTGCGTTCTGTGTTCCCGAGAAAGAAGCGGAAGGGATAGAATGTTTATGGGGAGGAATAACTCCTCCAGGATTAGTTACAACTACATCTGCACATACTTTATAATATGGAGACTTGGGATGGAAATAGATACCTTGCTTCTTCAACTCCCCACAGTTTTTCAAACGGGCAATTTCAAAGTCTAAACGCTTATTGGCAGTTAGTTGCTGCTGTAAGGCGATTTGAGTTGCTGCTGCTTCCTTACACTGGTCTTGGAGTTTCTTGTCTTGTGGGATGCTCCAAGTAGCACTGACGCCTACAGACAAATTATAGTTATCTTTTTGTCCTGTTCTGGCGGGAACATGATACAAAATGCCACCAGGATTATCTAAAGATCCATCTTCATTTAGATCTCTCATATCATATACGGGATCCATATAGTAAGGTTCATATGGTTTCTGCATTGAACCAGCAGCAGTAGCAAATGGCGTTATGTTTAGCGTTGGTCCTTGACACTGGATTCCACCACCATAGGTGTTGGTGATATAAGGACCTTGGAGGACTTGGATGGCTTGATTTGTGACACTACCAGAGGAGTTAGCCACAGGAGCAGCAGTGGCGCTAACGCCGCCAACAGTCTCAGCAAGAACTCTTTGTTCGACCAGTGTGAAGGATGCGACACTTAGGATTACTGCGTAAAGATACTTGTTGTGTCTGTGACGCTTTTTATTTCTGTCGTTCTTTGGATAATCGTTTGTTGACTTAAACCAGGACCTTGATACGTTTCTGTGAATTGAAACGCTGCCCCTGGTGTTGTCTGTGTGAATGTCGGTCTGCTGTTTATTCCTGTCCATGATGAAGTCACCCCTTCGATAGTTACATTATTAGCACCTGTTCCTGGAGAAAGATTTCCCGATGCTGTTATTCCACTCCCAGTTACTGTATATTGATATCCAGTGTTATAGTCTATTGAATTTATTGTCTCGGTTACAGTGCTTGTAGTTTCCGTATGGCTTGTCATTGAACCTTGTGTAAAGTTTGGTACAACTGGAACAGAATATGCTGGTTGTACCAAACCATGAATTACACCAAGAATCAATCCGAGACCGATTGCTTCTTGAAATCTAGTCATGATTATTTAATAGTAATTTCAGTGACGAATTGTCCTGTTGCTGAAGTACCAGCACCACCTGCCGTAAGCGTCATTGCTCCTGCCGACGTAATCGTACCAGCAAGAGTGCCAGCAGAACCAGCAGCAGTAGAAGTTTGATTAGAATAAGCATCAACAGCACCTACAGTAGGAGCAGAAGTTTGAATAGTGTCACCAGCAGTAAACGAGTTTGAGAAGGTGAATGAAGCACCATCTGTTGTCTGGTATGCTGTTGGAAGTTGACCAGGAGCAACACCGCTAGATAGTGTTCCAAGACCACCAACATGTAGGTCAGCAGAACCTAGTGATCCACCACCAACATCAAGGGTTACGCCATTACCAGATACAGAGTAGGAGTTTCCAACTCTCTGGACATTGGTAGCAGCAGCATCAACAGTCAGCTGAACGCTGGTAGAGAGTTTATGAGTAAGATTAGCGTGTGCAGGCGCTGCCATCAGTAACATACCAAAAGCAATAAAAACCTTCTTCATTTAAACGAATACACTTTAATTTTATTTAGCTTGACAAAAACTATATACCCTGTTATGATTGGTCATCAATCAATTGTGCCGTAAGAGTGCGATTCTATACGGATGTTGAATTCTGGTATTTTAATGCTTAAAAAATTCTTTGCACCACTTCTAATTACTGTTCCAGTTGCTGCTTGTGCTTATCCAGCAATTAATGAGATTAAAAATCCCCCTGCTGTTGATGTGTCTGTAAACAATGAGAATGCAATTGAAATTGAAGTGCAGAAAAAAACTTGGAAGTGTCCTGGATGTAACACTAACGAAAAGTATGTCTTAGAAAAAATCCAAGAAAAGACAAGAATTACTGACCGAAATGCCCTTGCAACTATTATGGGTAATATCAAGTCTGAAAGTAACTTCCATCCAAATATTTGTGAAGGAGGTGCCAGAGTTCCTTATGATAAGTGCTATAGCGGTGGATATGGTCTTATTCAGTGGACTTCGATAGGTCGCTACCGTAACCTTGGTAAGTTTGCTAAGCGTTATGGTTATGATCCTTCTAGTCTTGAAGGTCAGACTGCTTATATGATTAATGAATCTACTTTTCAACGTTATCTACCTGAGTTTGAGGGGCATGGCAAAACTGTAGATCAATACATGGTTGCTGCTTACTATTGGTTAGGTTGGGGTATCAAAGGATATCGTCAGCAGTATGCGTATGATTATACTAAGAAATTAGTTTATTCATAATGAATCATTGTCAAAAAATGTGCTATGGGGTCTCTAATTATGGAGGCGCTTGTTGTATGATATCTGAACGAGATTGGATTATTGGTCCAATCTCAGATACTCATGAAACTTTAGAGAGAGTTAGAAAACTCTTTCCAGGCGTTGAGATTGAATGGGACGATTTATTCATTTCTTTTGATGAAGGAAGTAAAATTTTTCCTGAAAAATCAAACTGGCAAAATCCAGAGATGTATCCTTGTATGAGAGTAAACACAAACTCAATCAACAAACCATGCATATTTTTTAATGAATTTCTGAGGTGTTGTCAGATCTATGACGCTCGCCCTCAGACCTGCTCCAGTTACAAATGTGAGTACCTCAGAGAGCTTGACGACCCCTCTTAATCCTGATATAATTAGTCCATACCAAACAGGGGCACGTAGCATAATGGATAATGCCCCCGCCTTCTAAGCGGTAGATTGCTGGTTCGACCCCAGCCGTGCCTGTTTCCTATATAAATAGATTAGAATTATCTAGTCTAAGCAAATGGGAAAACCATACAAACTGATGACAGAAGAGGAGAAATCCAATTTCAATCAGTATTGTATTGAGCGATGGAAAAAGCGTAAAGCAGACGCCGTTGCTTACAAAGGTGGAAGTTGTAAGAGATGTGGATACAATAAGTATCCAGATGTTCTAGAATTCCACCATCTTGATCCAACCGAAAAAGAAGCATCTTGGAATAAGATACGTCTTTGGGGTTGGGAAAAAATCAAGGAAG